TCTTCTTCTATTCTTAATTCTCTAGCTCTATTCATCATCTGTGAAACAGTCATACCCATTTGTTCTGTTTGTTTATCAGCCTGTATACTTAGTGCTTGTGCTAAACCAGCCGCTCCAGATGTTCCACCTGTAGATTGCAACGTTTGTAGTATATTTGCTTGAGATTGTAGAAAAGCTTTTCTTTGTTTTTCAAATCCAGTCATATCTATTTCCATATCTTCAAATAGATTTTCTTGGTCTACAATACTAGGGTCAATAGGAGTGTACTCCATATCTTCATACGCCTTCATTCTTTCGTTGTAAGCGGCTTCAGCTTCTCTTTCTTTTCTTTGTTGTCTTCTTCTTTTTTTTCTACCAAAAAGACTACCAAGTAAGCTTACGCCAACTCCTACACCAGCTTGAATTGTAGCTTGACCGGCGGGCGTTGACCAAAAACCTGGAGTTTTTAAAGGACTTTTCTTTAATTTATTATTCATATCTATTATAGTTACATTTTTTGTATATTATTTACTACTTTGAGTCACCTCAGAACCTATTGAAAATAATTCAGCTTTGTTGCTAGAGTTGTTCTCAAACTTAATTTCAGCGTAATAACCAACAAGACTGTTTTTATTTACTTTGTTATCTTTGCTAAACATTATAAAATCGTCTGGATCTACAGATGTAAGAGGGCTATTGATCTCGATATAATCAACACCTATTTCTGTTATTTCTCCAACAAGAACTTTTTCACTTCCAAACCCATTAGCATCAGGAACGCTTTTCCAAGCTTTGTCGTGCATTTGCAAAGAAGAGTTTTGTAAATTACTTTTAAATTTTATTATCATATTGTTTATTCGTCAGCTGTACCAGCAGTTATAATTTGTACTGTGTCTAAAATTACCTTAGCGTTTTGGTCAGGGTATTTTTTTACTTTAACGTTACCAGTAACTGTTATTACTTGGTGGGATCCAATAACGTTAAGTTTTGTTCCAATTGGAATAGTTAAAGCAGAATCTAATTCTGCTCCACTGTAGTTTATTACAACGGATCCAGCTGTAGAGCTAGCACTAACAGTTGTTATTAGATTATTGTTACCCGTATTGTTAACGTTGAAACCTTCTAGCCTAACATGACCACCACCACCAACACCGTAAGTTCCAGATAATGGTAAAGTAACATTTCCATTTGATGTTGGGAAAGTTGTTTGCGTTCTAACTTGCTTTTGTAAAGGTGTGCCTCTTGCTACAAAACCGCTAAATTCAACTTCTTGTCCAAAAATACTTTTTATAAGACTTGGGCCATACGCTTTAAATGTTAACTGAGCATCATTAGCCGCTGATATAGCAGCGCTTAATGTTATTACGGTATCAGAAACAGCTGTTACAAATATTTTATTAGTACCACTTTCAAGATAACCAGAAAGTTCCATACCAGCAACTACTTTATCCGTGCTGTTTACAGTAATATCTAAAACACTACTATGAGTACCGTCTACTACAGCTACTTGTTGAGAGTACCATAAGTTATCAGGTATAATAAATTCGTTTGACTCTGGTAATCCCGGTAGTCTTAAGCCAAAACCTTTTGTGTCGCTAGATGTATTTGTGAAAGTCCAAGCTATAGGAATTGTAACGGTTTGTGACAAAGCTGTAGAACCTGTACTTTGAACAGCTGTAGGAAGACTCACTAAGTTATCGTCAATAGTTGAAGTGCTTGGCACTTGGAACGCTATAATTGTTTGACCAACTTGAGTTATTGTTTTTGTATCAACAAAATTACCATTTCTAAATTTTGTAGTTGGTTCTTTTGCTATAGTTTTTATGCTATACACCTCTCCGTTTGCATCAGCTGGAAAAACAATTACTTTAGAAAATTTCTCGCTAGCCATTGTTTCGTGTGAATTATTAGCAGCTACAAAAGCTTCTGTAAAAGTGTTTGTCTTAAAGTTATAATAACTTTCTTTTGAACTACCGTTTATTTTTATAATATTGATATTAAACTCAGCGCCAATATCTCCAAAAATAACTAGCTCTCTATTCTCTCCAGCAGCAACCATATTAGCTCTATTTATAGATACCCTTTTAATTAATTTTTTTTCCATGTTATTGTGTTCCTTTTACAATTCCTAGTCCTTGAAAACTTAAATCGCTTGTTTTTATTTCTTCATTGCCTCTAATGTAATTAAACCATTTGCCTTCTTTTTCTATAAATTCGTTAACACTACCTTCTTGCTTGTCTGTTTTTATGTACTCTACACTCCACCCAGCTTTTTCATGTTGATTGTAAGCTTCTAACGTGCTGTAAGAGCTAACACTTAAATCTGGGTTAGTGATTAAAACAGCAGGATCACCGGCTTGAACTTTAGATTGTGACCCTTCGTACTTAATAGTATTAAAAGACTTTATAGTAGAAGGCTCAGTGTTTAAAACGGTAGTTATAGTAGAATTAGTAGAAACTCCGTAAAAAGTGTTTCTATTAGTATCATCACCACTGTTAATATCTATTATTTCTTCATTGTGTTTGAAAATACCACCGTTTTTAAAAGTAAAATAATCACTAGACAAACTAACACCTTGCTCAGGTACGAATGATTTTCTACTAACCCAACCTCTAACTTTTTCGCTAAAAGATATTGTGCTTGACATATCATTACCATTTTCATCAAGAAAACTAAACTCCTGTCTAAATGTTATATTATCAATAGTTCCACTAGTTTGCTCTTGATCTACAAAGATTACAAAAGTATTTTTTAATTCCCCAGCTACCCACGTTGCTTCTCCTATAGTATGTAAAGTGTTGTATGTTTGTTGGAAGGTTGGAGCGCTTATAGTTCCAAACCTAAAACCTTCACCATCATCGTTAAAGTAATAGCCATTTATAGCTCCTTGTGTTATACTGTGCTCAAATAAAACCCTAAAAGATTGTCCAGCATATGTAGGTTGTGTAATAGCTTGTTGAACCTGAACTTGACCTAAATCTGTTATAGGTGCGTTAATAAACTCAATATTTTGGTTTGCTGCGTCGAAAATAATATAGTCGTTAACTAATTCATCAAAACCACTAAAAGTAAAGTTATCAGCAGATCCACCAGAAAAAACTTGAGTTTGATCTGTAAGTTTGATAGAATTAACAACACATTCGATACCACCGTTGTCGGAAAACCAAATTAAATTAGTAAGTGAAGATCCAGAGATAGAACTGGTTGTGCCATGTGGCTGAAAGCCATTATTTGGGGCAGGAAGCCCTTCATCTATAAGAACGTCATACGTTGTGGTGAAATCATTAAAGTAAACCCTATAAAAACCGTTTCTATCAATTACGTTGAGTCCAGAAATACCATCACCATTAGCATCTGTTATATGAAAATTTAATGTACCGCTGTTGTAATTAGATACATGAAACTCTAATAACCAGCCATTAGCACTGGCAGCAAAATTTGAGCCATGATCTTGACGAACACTAATGTAGTTACCAGGTTCGGGTGAGTCAAATACTATACCAGCTGTATCTCCATAGACTTTTGGTTTGTCATAAAAATTTTGTGGAAATGGATTTTGACTAGAACCTATATTTGTAATCCAATGATCCATCTGATTAGTAATTGCTGGCGTCCATGTTTCACTTATGTCTATCATGTTGATAGTAGACATTGTAAAATCAGCGCTAGCAGGTAGCTTTATTTTTATTTCAGTTATAGTATCATCACCTTCAAATATACAGAAATAAGCAGGGTGCAGTGTATTACCTTCTATAAAATCAAAAGGAATATCTGTGAGCTCAAAGTCAATGTTGTAGTGCTCTAGAACTGGAACATCACCAGACGGTGTTCCTACTCTCATTAAAGCTATTGCATACCAATTACCAGTTACAACCGTATTACTTTGTATTAAGTAGTTATCACCACTACCGCCATTCCAAGCAAATTTATCATTTGTTGTTTTTGTACCAGTTGTGTACATACCCCCACCACCAGAACCATCATCATAAAAAGTAGTACCGTTACTTACATCGCCATTAGGAGGAACATACCACGTGTTAGTTACACCATCGTTGTTGGTTGCGGTTTGTTGTACTGCTATGTGGTTAGGCCCGTAATAACCTAAAGCAACCTCAGCAAAAGGGTCTTCATCTAAAACGTTTCCAGCAGCGTCTTGTAGTACCCAATAAGGATAATGATCATGATCAACTTCAACAAAAGCAGGTATTGTTACTGGTGGCTGTGCGTCTCCATTGTTAGTAGTTGTTGTTGTGAAAGTATCTACATCAATCAATTGATGCTTCTTTATCATATTTAAACTAGATATAGTCCCAAAAAGTCTTTGAGCGGTGCTACCATTATTGTTTTTCCAAGTAATTACAGCTTGTAAGTTTTGAACTACAATTTGCTCGGTATTATCAGCATCGTTGTTACCAGTAGCAGTGTCATTTGTAAATTTAAAAAATATATTGTGCTGAATGTTGTTGTCATTAACTAGAGTTGGAAAACTAAAGCTAGCTGTAGGCTGAAACCCAACTAAGTAAGTTCCTTGAGGATTTGGATCTGATTGTTCAGACCCAAAATCACCACTAACCCCGGGTGGTACATTATTACCATCAAATATAACTTCATCACTTAGTGCAACACCACCTTGACCCGGAATACCATCATAGAGCTGTATGTTTATGTATCTGGTGTAATCAGCTGTACTGTCGTATTGCCCAAGCATTCCACCAGTACCATCAGAGTTTACTTTATAGTGATTTCTAGCATAAAACTGAATTCTTACTTCTTCTCCGTTAAATATAGTGTTTGGAGCAGCAGAAGTATATTTAGCTAATACAGGCGCTGGAGTTGAAATATCATTAGCAGTTGCTTTTACACCAGGAAAAATAGCTGACACAGTATCAAGAGTACCGTCCCAAGTAAGTCCTTGCCATGCTCCACTTGCGTTAAAAAACCAAGGTCTAGACGTTTCTCCACCTCCTTGAAATGGAGCGGAAAAATACGTCGGATCACTTGTGTCAATAGCATATGAATAAAAATCATCGTACAGATCTTTATCTCTATTCCAAATAATATCTCCACTAGGCCCTGCGTAATGAATATCAGGATTCGAACCATACCAAAATCCGCTTGCAGAGGTTATAGTGCTGGTACCACCGTTTGAAAAAAGTGTACCACCATAAGTCCAACTAGGATAATGATCTTCTAAAGGATTTGGAATACCATTAGTAAAATTACCACCAAGAGAAGCCTCACTATCTGTAACAAATTGCGAAGCATAGTTTCTTTTTATTTGCCATTTTTTATCAGCACCACCGTAACCTGAACCTGCGGCACCAAAAACAGTGTTACTATGATTGCCAGCATTAGTGAAGTTAAAAGAAGCAAAAGAGCTTGCTGCCGTTCCAAACGTTGTAAAAGTATCTTGTGTTGTAGTTATCGTTTGTGTTTCTGCCTCTATGCTACCCACAGCCTGTTCGTCGTAATTTGTAATATGTGTTTTAAAATCTAAATATCTATTACTTAACTCTGAATTACCATTATTTATGTTAAGAGGTGTTGGAAGCGTAATAGGTGTTAACGAGTTAATATAAGGATCTATTATTATTGACGATGGAGTAAAAAGAACAGTACTCTCACTACCATCATCAATAAAACTATTTAAAATAAGACTTTGTGTTGGTTTTAAACCAGAAAATGTAATATTATAATTTTTATCATAAGCATCAAAACTACCAATTACTTCTCCTGATAATTTTAAATTATCTCTAAAATAATCGTCCATACCAGCTTCTGAAATAGGTGTTATACCGTCCATAGATAATCTAAGTACCGCGCCTCTTTGTTTGTCTGCAAAGTAAGCTCTGTAAGAATCTTTAGCGAAAGACTCTGGGTTTTTAGATATACCAAAGTCACCGACAAAAGGAGTAGCATCACCTAAAACAGCGTTTGTAGCTACCAACTGAGAGTTACCGTCCGCGTTAAACAACGCGTCTTTGTTAGATGTTATGCTAATAACTCTATCCTCACAAAAAGCAACTAAACTTATTCTTCTTTGGAATAACTTTTGTATACCACCATAAGTAGGATTTAAATCTTTAGTAATATTTTCAGCCATTATAAATTGATTCAAATTATTAACGCCTGAATTTGAATTATAAATACCTGAGAATATTAAACCTGATTTTCTATGTTCTTCTTTGTAATCTGTTTCTAAAACTATAGATGCTTTAACACCATTACTAATAGTAGGATTGTTAAAATCATCTCTAATTCTATTTGACTCAATACCATTACCAAACGTAAAACAATTATACCAGTTTAAACCAGTGTCTAAAGAAATATCTATATTTTCTTCTACATAAAATTGATTATAATAATCTGACGTAGCAGTATATGTATAAACTTGCCCAGTTACTGGATCTGTTTCAGTAAAGGTTTCATTTGCAGCAGATATAGGATTAGCGCTAATTCTAGCTGTTGTATAACCACCTTCTTTTCTGTAAAACCTAACTAAACCACCCTTGTAGTCTATAGTATCTCCGTTATCATCAAATTTATTAACTCCATTTCCAGGGGCACTTTTTCCAGTTGCTATTGCAAATCTATTTTTTCCAGTCCACTTTACGAGTTGAACTTTAGACTCTACAATATGCTTTCCATTTTTAGCCTCGGGAATACTAATAAACTCTACAAAACCACCATGTGGAGCGAAATCAACATTTGTGTCTGTAGTTAACTTTGTAGGATAAGCCTGACTAGCCTCATAGTAGATTTCTAGCTTGTCGTCTTTTTTAGGTTCTGTCTCCCATATTGCAGAGCCTTTTACAACTTGACTTAACACTTCACTAGCGTTAGCTGTTATAAAATTTATATCTAAACTAGCTTCTGCATCAAAATCAGGTTCTGGAGCACCGCCATTAGCATTTAAAAGTGGTAAAGGGTTTTTATTTATAGGAAATATATAAACAAGTCTTCTATTACTTGCCTTACCAAAATCAATAATCTTTTCTTTAAAAGCATCAAAGTTAGTAGTATTTTTACTATTAGCCCATGTTAAAGCAGCTTTTTCTACACTTTCAACTTCTTCGTAAGAAGTTCCATTTCTGCGATCATAGTCTCTATTCCAAGCTGTGTGATTGTACACTTTTTTAACTATAGGATTAGCAAGAATAGTAAATATTTCATCGTCATTACTAGAAAACTTAAACTTTTTATCCTTCGCCAGGTTTTGAATAAAACTTTCAATTTCGCTAGCTTGTTCTGAGTTTAAACCATAAGTAGGTTCCCATTGGTTTTCATGTTTAGCTCTATAGTCAAAAGTATCATCATAACCATAACCAACATTTGGCCCTGGAGCATCCACTAAAGGATCGTCATTAACGTTATAATTACCCTCCATCTCAACAACGTTATTATTAACAGTATCATTAAATATACCACCACCCCATATAGCTTGTAAAAAATTACCAGGACTATCATTTCCAAAATTAGGCGCACTCTCATCAAAATTAGCGTTAAACCCGCTGTGAAGATCTTTTCCTGGGGCTAAAAATGATATTTGCATATAATGAACACCGTTTTCAGTGCCATATGTTTCTTCAGCGTCTCCATCAAAATAATTTCCAAACAAGTTAGTAAAGCCAGGTTTTCTCCATCTTCTGTAGGCAGTTAAAGCTCCTAATGTTGAAGAGTAGGCGTCTGTTGTTTCAACAAAACCTTCCATACTATTAACTGTTTTTGCTTGATCTGGACTAGCAATAAGCTTTTGGCCTTGCACCCAATTTTCGTTAATACCAAAACCACCTTGAAATAAATCTACAAGCGGATATTTTTTACCAAAATGAGGGCTACTAGGATTTGGAGTTGAACCTGGGTTTCCAAGACTTCCATTAAAAAAACCATAACCCCAACCATAAACCTCAGTATTAGTTGTGGTAACAGTTGGTACATCTCCATCTTGTAATAATCTACCCCACGTAGGTGTTACTGCGTGTTGATCATGCCTACCAAACCAAGCTCTACCAGTACTTTTAGCGTAGTTAGCACCGTGTACTTGACTGCTAGCCATATATAAATTGTCAACAAAAAATCCTTTGTTAATATTACCAAATTTTGCCATTAAAGAACTGTAATCCGTTTCTGTGTCGGTTATAGGCCCAGTTACTCCACTAACATTACTTGCGAGGCTTGGTGTTGGAGAAGGTTCTGTTGGTCCACCTGCAAATATTGGGTTTGTACCCACTTGAACATCATCATAAAACCAAAAAAAACTTTGGTTTGCAACTTGCATGTGGTTGTTATTTAGCTCCTCATCTGTAACATCTGATTGAGTAGAAGAAAGAGAGCTTATTTGGACAAAAAACTTACCGGTAAATTCTTCTAACTCTACCTCTTCTCTTTTTTGTATTAAAAACTCCAAATCATCATTCATTTCATTAGTTGTAGAGCCTTGCTTTAAGGCAATAGCGGCGTCTGAAGTGTTTATTTTTCTATCTAACTTTAACATGTACTGGTCATTACCATTGTTTATAGAAGATATTATTCTATATCTTTCAGAGGTTTTGCCTGTAACTGTATCTTTCCAAGATGTATATAGGTTTTCAATCCACATTTCTGCGTTGTCAGCGCCTTGTTGTAAAGAACCACCAACTGTATTAACCCAGTCTGATATACCTATATACAGCATGTCTATCTCGGCATTTGGCCTATTTGATGTTTCAGGAAATATTAAATCAAGATTATCAACAATATTATTAGTACTATCTGTAACTCGCCCTATATCAACGTACCTGTATTTTATAGCGTCTGGAGCTTCGTTTTGCACATCTATAACTTTAAATTTATTTTCTAAAGGTATTTGCAACTCATTTGTTCCGACTTGTTTTTTAAGAATTATATACTCTTGATCTGAAATTTTGTTTCTATCTGAAGACACAAAACCTAACCATATTTTTTCTTCAGCTTCGTCAAATAAATTTACTTTTTCCGCAATGTAAGCCTTATCCATCAATAAGTTGTAATACTCTCCTGAGTTTTCTTTAACAAAAAATTTATAGTAATCTGCCCAGTAAGGCTTATCACCGTTGACATTTAACTTTAAAGAATTAGAGTTACTTGCTAAAAGTAAACCTGTATTTTTGTCATACCACGGTACCGTGACACTTCCTACGTTTTCATTAACAGGTGTTTCTCTACCATACTTGTCACCCCATATTATTCCAACATTATACTCTCTTTGTGATTTTAAAGAATTTATACCACCTAAATCAAAGTCACTATTAAAAGTATACCTTAAATCTCTTTTCTCATAATCAACCACAACGTTTGAAACAGCTTTATCACCATCACTAGTAATTAAATTTGCGCCTTGTGTGTAATTACCATACACAATTCTATTACCTGTAACCTCTTGTGCTAGCGCTTTTTTAGGGACGTTATCCCAAGCTCTTAATAGCTGATTTTCTGGTATTGCTGCAAATATGTCTTGTGATTCTAAAAGAAATTGGTTTTGACTCCACTCAGGGTCATTATAGTTTATTTTTTTAACAGAAAAAACAACACTAGAACCTTCTTCTTTGTAAAGCAACTCAACTTGCACTACATTCTTTCCCATTCTAGCATGTTTAAAATTTTGAAACCTAATAGCTTTTATGTTGTTTACCATACCAGCGTTATTACCCTCTTCAAGTGAGTAAGCATTGTCAAGGTTATACTCCTCCTTATAAATAGGATTAAATATTACTTCTGTAAAAGGACCAAAAGAAGAATATTCTCCATCTTTGTATTTGTATCTGTAAGAAAATCTTGGGAAAACTTTTTCGAAAAGCACGGCTGGCTTATCGTAATCAGGTAGTATAGTTGTTGAGGGAGCTGTTCTAGGCGCTGTTTTAATAACAGTTATATGTTTTTCTTCAATATCACCTTTAGGAACACCGTTGACTACTAGTTTTGTGTGAACCGCACTGTTTAAGTCTTGAACAGAAGGATTAGACAGCTTTGTGCCTTCTAAACAATCATCTATATTAATTTTTTTAGGTTCGTTAACACCATCTGTCCAAAATAAAAAATTATCAACAATATTTATACCAGTAATAATTTTTGTTGTAAACTTTAATGTAGAGTTGTTTTTGTCAATTAAAACTATTTTAGCCGCAGCATTTGGATCTTGTAAATCATACTGCAATATAGCGTTGATTGGAGTTGGCAATTGTTTTGTTACAAACCAGTACAGCTTGTTTGTTTTTTCGTCTGCAATAGTTGCTATACACAAATAGTCTTGCGGTACTATCATATCCACTCTGGAGTTTCCTAATATGTTTTGAACCGTACCAACACTAGAGTCATCAGATGAATTAACCTTAATATTCATCGCATCTATGTACTCTCCATTAGGAACAATTCTTTCGTCAAGGTCTTGATTTATCTTACCTCCAACAAAAGTGTTTTTGATTTCTGGCATGTATTAGTGTTTTATCAACTTAGACTTACCTCTAAGTATTTGTGTTATTTCTTCTAACTTAATATTTGATAATCTTAGTTTAGCCTGCCTTGTAGCTGCAAACTTTTCTTTTTTGTATCTTCTAACTATATATTCGGGAATATTTGCAGTAGTTGATAATATAGCATACATTATATGTTTGTACAAAGCTTCTTGAGCTAGTTTATGCACTTGCATTTCTTGATCAGTGCCAAGACTATCGCTTATATATTTTAATATCACAGTTTTTCCTGAAATGTTAGAGCTAAAGTGAACTAAACCTTTTAGGTTGTCAATATAAAATGATCCATTTACTTGAGCGTGCTGTGGGTCTAGACCATATCTTTTACCAATAATCAAATCATAATTATCAGTATCGTACTCATGATTATTAGTCTCAGAAGTGTTTACTGACTTAAAATTACTCCACGTTTTAGATTCGCTACTTTGTTGTAAAGCTTGAAAATCTCCTTCAAACGTTAATACAACATTATCTAAAGTTAAATTTACAGTCGCCATATCAGCCATTCCAGAAACATCACCTGGTACAAACATTGTAACTAATACAAACACGCTATTGTAATTAGTAACGTCAACATCGTTAAGAGACTTAGTAGTGCTATCTGCCGTTGTACCACCAACCCATTCTAAATAAGACAAATTGTCTGCTGTTGAAGCGTGTGGTAAAAAGTTAGGGCCCTTACTTTGAGAACCAGATGTACCACCGTTTAAAGTAGGGTCACCGTAAACAGCGTGAGGACTTGTTTTTGTGTCACCTTTTGTGCTACTTATACCTAATCTTATAGTAGCCCCAGAAGCACCTGTTTGGTCAGCTGGAGCAACTCCGTCTGCAGAAATATTAACAACATCTAGACCACTAACATCTACTTCTTGCCAACAACTGTAATGCCTACCAAAAGAAATTCCAGTAGAACTAAGTTCATGATGTATTTTAGCTGTTAACTTACCACCATGATTAGTATTACCGGCAGCAAATATATCTTTTGTTTGTAGTGAGTTTGGATTTGCAGAGTTATTAGCAGTCATAACCCTAGCGTTAGAAAAAGACCAGTCGTTAGTAGAATCAAGTGCTGTGCTAAAATCTGAATTATTAAAGTTAGGAAATAAACCTTCTGCACCTCCAAAATCGTAATTACCGTCAGTATCTTGTTTAATGCTAAAAGGATTTGATGTTTTGCTTGTTGGGTATATAACGTGTTCTATGCCAGAAGCATCTGACCAACATAACTTAGTGTAGTTAACATAATCGTGAGGAAGCATCATCTGTAGTGATGGTGGTAATACTATTTCTTGAGATTTAATAGATTTAAAAGTGTCAAAGGAAAGTTCTTGTAAAGCTCTTTGAGCGTGAAAAGAAACATCTGTTTCACTAGCTTTACTTATTATTTTACCTTCACCAACGTACACTACTAAAAATTGCTGTATAATATCTTTTAGGGATGTAAACTGATAATCACCGTAATTGTTTCCCTCGTAATAGTCTATTTGAATTCTATTTGGATCTACTGTCATTTTTTATCTTTTTTGTTGTTGGATTTGTTTAGACTCTTCGTTTGAAGCTATTTGATAAAGGCTTTGATCTTTTAATGTTATTCCAGCTAAGCCTAAAATTCTTGTTACAAGTTCTGTTTGTTCTGAGTGGTGAAGTTCAAAGTGTACAACCCCACCGTCTGGGTTAAACAAAGCTTTCTCACCTACAACAACATATGTCCAGTTTGGATTTTCAGGAGCTTTAATGTAGTTACAAGTTACTCCAATTGTTTTTTGTTCTTTACCTATAACAGCTATGCTAAATGCATTTCTAGTATATACTAGTCTTTTATCTGTAGGTTTAATAAGACTAACTCGTCTCATTTGAGTATATGTTTTTTGATCAACATACTCAACGTCGTATGTTTGATTGTTGTTGCCTTGCCCAGACTCTTTCCACAGTACTTGCTGTAGCTTGTATAAATCTTCTGGTAATTGAGTACCACCTCCAACAGCTGTATTTGTTCGTTCAAACAAACTTATTTTTTCTTCTAACAAGTCTACCATGTCAGAATGTGATGTATTATTACCAGGTGCTCTTAAAAACTGGTTTAAGTCATAAAAATACTGCTCAAATATTTGCATTTGTGCTTGTATTGCAAATAAATTAAATTCTTGTGGCGTTATATAACCCCTTTGTTCTTTGTTAGCTAAAGCTAACACCGTTTGGTACACTGTGTTTATATTTACCATATTTTTTTTATTGTAGTTTGCGATCGCCCCGTAGAGCGACCGCTTCTACAGTTTGATTATTTTAATTGTTTTTCTATGTTTGCATAGATTTCCATACCTTCATCAGTTTTAAACCAAGAAGCTAAAGCTGAGTACGGGTGTTCATCAAAAGGAACATTCATTAGTTTTCTATCATTAGAACCCCATGAAAAAGTTCTTTGGTCAGAAGATAATTTTAATATACCTATTTCAGTTGCTTTGATACCAAAATTTCTAAGCTGAACATTATCATCATTAACCAAATCTAAGAACAAACCAGGGTTTCGTTTAGCATATAGTAATAAATCTCTTTTAAGCTCCTTAGAACTCATTGTAGACACTTCAGAGCCTTTCTCTACTCTCATAACAGCTTCGGCCATATCAATATCTAAATCTCTAGCTACCATCAAAGCTTCTACTTCCATTTCTAAAATATCTATTTCTTGAGCAGCAACTTCTTGAGGTTTGTATTCATAAAATAATTGATCTCTATGTGGGTGATATAAACTTAAAAGTTTTTGTAAAACTGTTTTTGATCTTTCTACAAAAAGAGTGCCATTTCTAAAAATAATATGATCTAATCTTTGATCTCCTTTCATTTCATCAACAAATGGAGTTTTTTGATTTTTACAATATTTTAATTCTCTTTCGTAACCTTTTTCTTCGTCAAAATAATATATGCTTGCCGATTTTATTGCTCTAGACAAGGGTTTTTTATTGCCTTTTAAATAATAAACTCTATCTTTTATTTCCCAAGTTGGTTTTTTAGGTTCAACTTTTTTAGGTTTTGGTGTTTCAACTACTTGAGTTTCAACAACAGGTACCTCTACCTCTTGTGTTTTTTGTTTTTTTGACATAATATAATATATAATAAAATTAGTAAAATAAAGGGTCGAGGCCGAAGCCTCGATCCTTAAGTAATAAGTGCTTAGTTCATTAACATGAAATTGTTAGCACCTTGAGTAATTAAACATCTTTCAGTTAGCATATGTAACTGCATTGCATCTAAAGAAGATGTAGCAGCACCAACAGAACCAGTAACCCAAGTTTTCAATCTTCTATTGTCCGTTTGTGAAGCTCTATAACGAACGTGTAAGAATGGTCTCTTTAAGTTTTTACCTAACTGTTGGTCATAAACATTTGAAGTACCTGCTGGAATAATAACCCCTCTAATTGCATTTGCAGCATTAGCAGCGTTAACACCACCTCTTGTAGCTAAATCGTTTAAGTATCTGAAGTCAGACTTGTAGAAGTCATAAGAACCTCTTCTGAAGCCAGAGAAACCTAAATTTAATGCCATATCTTCAGAGTTGTTGAATACACCGTATGATGTACCACCAGCACCGTAAGAATTCATAGAAGCTAACATATCGTCCATAGCTAAGCTAGTAGATCTGTTAACAAACATCATGTTTTCTTCAATAGCACCTTGCTTATCAAACTCAGCTAAGATAGCGTCAAATTCAGCTAAATCAGTAGCAGCATTAACACCAGTAACACCAGAAGTCATATTACCTCTTGCTTCGATAGCAGCAAATAAACCTTCTGTACCAACAGATTTAGTACCATCAGCTCCGTATAAAGCATCTTCAACTCCGTTACTAGAAGCGTCAAGACGATCAATTTCACCTTCTAACATTGCCATTTCTAAGTAATCAGTAAAACGAGCTCTTGTATCAGACTCAGCTTTTAAGTACCACATGTAACCTGATTGACCACCTTCACTAGTAGTTTCAACCCAACCAATTCTAGATGTATCAGAACCTGATACTTCGTAGTAATCTTTCATGATAATTGGTTTGTTGCTAAAAGTTTTAAATTGTGGTTCGTTAGCTCCTCTTGATTGTACTGTAGCGTCATCAGTATTGTTGTAACCAACACCTTTTGCGTATTCAGAACCATAAACAAAAAGAGTAGTTGCACCATCAGCAGTGTTACCTGAAGTTGGTATAGTAGTTCCATCATAAGTTGCAACAGTAATACTTAAACCATTTACAAGAGTTACTAAACCTTTAAAAACTCCAGTAACAGTTGATACAATAACTGTATCATTTAATCTAACACCGTGGTGTGTAGTTGTAGTAATATCATTACCATCAATATCTTTTTGAATAGTAATAATATTATTAGTATCTATATCTCCTTTGTAAGATAAGTGTAAACGACCTTGCTCAGACCAAATAACTTGATCACCAGCCATCGCTTCTTCAGCTCCTATTTGTGAAAGAAATCCTGAAATAGTTCTTTTTCCAAAAACCTCAGCTTCTTTTTCCATAAGATCTGGTAAATATTGTTGAGCCCAACCCATGTCTGTGTTGAAATCTAAGTAATTTGTAGCTAGTGTTTGCTGTATTGGAGCAGGTACACTATTTAACAAATTTCCACCTGTAATTGCCATAATTTTGTTTTTTTAAATTTATTATTTATTTTTAATTTTAAACTTAAAATCATTAGAAGTTTCACCTAGTACTTTTACCTTCATACCACCAGCCTCAACAAATCCATGTTGTTGTCTGGGGTTCATGTCTACGTTCTTAGCTTTAGCAACACTTGTTTTTAAAGCATCTGCTTTACCTTGCTCGTAAAAATGTTTTGCAATAGCATCAGGATTATTAGCGGTAAACAAAGACTTGTGATAACCTGTAGCATCTGACATTTCGTTATTTTCATTCAAGAACTTCTTGACAAAATTATTAATGTCGCTTTGGTTTTCTTTCACTTTGTTACTGTCTTTAACATTAAACCTATACTTCTTTTCACCAACATTGTAGTCAAAGCCTTTAAAGTCTTTATTAAAAACATTGTTAGTTTTGATTTTAAAAGTATTTGTTTGCTTTTCAAGAACCGCTTCGTTTTCTTTTGATTCTTTGTTATATCTATTAAAAAAATCTACAGCTTTTTGTTGTTCTTTGGTCAACTTTGACCCAGCTTTAATTTCTTCATAGTATTTGGACTTTTGCCTGTCCAGATGGGCTTTAGCGTCGGCAACTTGCTCTTTTAACGCTATTTTTTTCTTTTTAATCTCTCTTTCTTCATCAACTTCTTCATCATATGAAAATCTATCGTCAATTAAAAATTCCACCTCTTCAGGTGTTAAGTGAGATTTTGTTTTTTTATAGTACTCTCTAAGAACTGTCATGTCGTCGTAGTTAGAAAAATCTTGATTAAGTGTGACATAATCTTCTAATGTACCACCAGTGTCCTCCATAAAGTCCATTAGTTTTTGTACGTTTTCAGGTATTGCTTTTCCAGTTTCTTGAGCTTCTAGCATAGCTTCTTGAGCTTGTTCAGCTAAATCTTCTACTTGCTCTTTAACTTCTTCTTCAGTAATTTCTTCTAATACTGGAGTTTCTTGTGTTTCAGCTTCCGGTTGTACTTCTTCTTGTTTTTCTGTGGCATCGGCATTTTCATCGACTCTAGCCACTCCCTCGTCGACAGGGTTATTTTCTTTAATTTCTTCTTTGGTTTCATTTTCTTTTGGTTCTATTGGTTTGTCTAGGTTTACTTTTGTAGTGTTATCTTCAGGTGTTGCATTTTTAGATAAGTCTACCTTTGTAACTTCTTCGGTTACTTTTTTCTTTTTTGCCATAATATAATATAATAATAGTTAATAATTTTTATCTAGGATCAAATGCACCTAAATCAAATCCGCCGCCTATATTATCATTACCTGCGGACTCAAAGTTTTTAGGTGCTTTTGCACTATTTCTTTGATCAATCAGCTCACTTTGTTGAGTTGCTTGAATTCTTGTTCTTTCGTCTTTACGATCTTCTTTTTCTTTTTCTTTTTTACTTACAGTTTGGTTATCCATTTGTCTCAGCTGCATGTTGTATTGAAACTCTTGTTCCATTAACTCTTTTTTAAGAGCACCTTCTGCTTGCATTTTTTGAAGTGCTAATTGCATTTCTATTTGAGCTAAAGAGGTTTTTTGCTCTGTTAAAGCCATATTCTTTTGTACCTCTGCTTGAGCGGCAACTTGTTGTGCTTGAGCGTTTGCTTGTGCTTGAGCTTGAATATTTCTTTCGTTTAACTCTTGATCTCTTTCTATTTTCTTAGATCTTCTAAGCTTAAGTAATTGATTAGCTAACTTTAAACTTTTAATTTCTCTAATATCAATAGCGTCTTCAAGATCTATAGTTTGTTGTGCTAAAGCAACTTGTATATTGTTTTCAAGTAAAGCTTTTTCCTCTTCATCAGGTGTTAATTCTAAAAATATACCAAAATCATATAAATGCAAGTTTTGCATTTCTTCTAGAGTTCCTACATTGTGAGAGCCTATTTGTTGTATAAAAGCGTCTTTAGTTGGAGAGTACTCTATAATATCTGATATTCTTAAAGATAAACACTCAGCTATATGAGACGTTAAGTATAAGCCAGACTGTAATATATGTCTTGTAGCTGTATTACTATTTGCCGCGGCTAGTTTTTGAACACCAACTAAAGCGTTTTTATCTGGCGTACTACCATCTCTAGCTTCATTAAGCCCGGTAGTATCTCTTATCATTTGTAAATAATAATTATAGTTACCTATAAGCGACTGTAGTTTTTGACCACCAGAACCTGATTGTATTTCCTGAATAGGAACTTTACCTGGATTCATATCACCTTCACTTGTAAATGATCTACCAATAACACTACCTGTTTGGAAAAACATATTTAATGCTTCTTGTGGACTATAATTTGTTCCGTTACCTAAATCTATTTCAGCAAGACCATCAGCATCTAAATAAACACCATCTGGTACCATTCTAGCTAATACTTGTTGTATCTTTAGATGTGTAAGTTGTATCATATCAGCAAAACCTGTTACACGCCTTACTAAACTTTCTATTTTACCCTTGTAAATACGAGGTGCTACAATAGCATAATTCATTTTTACTTTAGTAAAATCACTCTTAGGTCTCATCATGTTTTTAGACATTTCCCACTTAAGCAATTTGTTAGTACCTAGTATTAAAGCACCTTCATATAAAGTTTCTATACTTCTTTGTAATCTTGAATAATCAGTAGCATCTTCTGGCGGATTAAACGTATCGTCTTTTTCGATAGCTTTTTCAGCTCCACTACCAGTTTCTTTTACTTTATAAACTTCGTTCATATATGTTTTATAATTAAAATATAGAACTTGAACTTTATTATTATCTACCTCATTATTATAACTAGAGCTATTATTTCTATTTGTTTGGTGATAACTCTTATTTTTTATTACGTCTTCTAAATCTTCTTCATCTAAATGTGGAAACTGTTTTGCTAATTCGTTTATAGGTATATTTTTAACCTCACCTACATAATATATATCGTCAAAGTAAGGAGATTCAGTGTATGAATAAACTAAATCTGCAGGGTCAACATAACTTATAGTAACGCCCTCAGATGTGTTGAAATTTGTTTTTACAGCACCAATACCTAAAACAGTTAAATCGTAGTAAAAACGTTTTTTAATTAAGTCGTAGTTATTACCTTTAAACAAAACATTTAAAGCTTGCTCTTCAGCTATTTCAACAGACTGCTTATATGTTAACTGCATGTGTAACGCTAACTCCTCTTCATTTACAGGTAAATTATCTTGATCTGAATTACTAATATCTATACCTATTTCAGCTTGAACAAAATCGTTATACGACTTCATGTTAATATCTTCTAACAAAGCTTCCATGTACTCTGTTCTTTGACTAACGCCGTAAGGATCTTGAGAGTATGCCTTTATATCATACAAGCGATCAGACAAACCATTAACAACTATATCTACAAACTTAGGTATAATTGGAACTGGTGTCCAGTCTAAATTAAGATAAGACAAATCACCGTTTATAGATAACTCGTCCTTGTATTTCTGTACAGATTGCTCTCCTCTAGCATAAAGCCTTAGTTCATGAAAATTGTTTTGATTCGCGTCGTATCTTGTTGATCTATTGTCATTATTAAACCACTCTGTTTCTATTGCTCTAGCAACTTTTAAACCATAATCGTAGCTAAGCTTTTCAGCATCGCTTACAACTTGACTTGGAAAATAACTTTTTATAACAGACTCTGCCATATTTATTTTTTAATTAATTTAGATGTACTACCGTTGTTTGAATACTTAGCAATACTTAAGTTTAGTTTAGGTTTTTGTATTGGTGCATTTGGTCTATAAAGATGTCTATTGTTAGCCATTATAGCTAAACCAGAACTAATAGACGCATCATGCTTTGTTCTTTTATTTATATCAAACTTTGCCCAGTCATTTAACAGCTCGTTAAAATAACAACTACCAATACTACCATCTTGTTGTAAACCAACGTTATCTTGTATATACATTTCGATAGCAGCGGCGTGAGCTTGTTTTATATCCTCGCTAGAGTTAGGCATACCACCTATTTCTTTTTCAGCTACAGATAATTTATTCCATATTTTATCAGGTCTATTCATACTAAAACCTCTATAGCCACGTCTTCTTAAATAATACAATAAACGAGGTTTGTTGTTCTCTGCGAGTATAGGCATCCCGTAAAATACTAATGCCATTAGAACGTCTTCAAAGAATATTTCTGCAGTTTGTGGTCTAGCTAAGTATTCTAAGAAGAACTGGTTAGCAGGAGCGTCCTCCATGCTAAACCTAGTTAATCCATGGAGTGCACCTTTAGAGCCGACGCCATCGACGGTACCTGATATATCGTAGCTATCGCAGCCAAAAGCACCCATATGCTCGTTACCTGGATGTTTCACACCGTTTTTAATTACAACTTTGTTTTGTAACTGTTGAGGTGGTGTCCAGCTTACTTTAAATCTACCTTTCGGATCTGGATAAAATATTACTTTAGAATCTTTAACACCATTTACCCATTGAAAATTACCTTTAGTAATGCCTAGTGTTCTAGACATTTCTTCATTATAATCTATTTGTTCGTATATTTTAACTAAGTTAAATATACTGTTTTTTGTTTCATCTCTGAATGCGTGTTCTGTAGTTCTTGGAAACTGCCTGTAAAATTCGTTCAAAGCATCTTGATCGCCTTTTAATCCATCAGCTTCGTTTTGCCAATTTTCTACTACACCTACGTCTATTAACTCTCCATGTGGGTCGAAGACATCATAGTCTGGACTATCAAACACTGGAATTCCGTACTCATCAATAAATCCTTCGTAATTCCACTCCATTGGGATAAAGAGAGAATACAAGCCAGACGCTGTTTGTCCATTTCTGTTTCGCTTAGTGACGTCTGATGCGTTATATAGTTTTTTAAAGTTTTCTCCACCTTTGTCTAATGCGTTTGATGTTGAGCCCATCATACATTTACCTATAATTCTACTACCTAATCGTAAACATGTCTTGGTAACTCTCCAGTTATTTAATATATTATCGGGTCTTTCCCATTTACCGCTTTCATCGTGTACTAACAGCTGAAGTTTTTCTCCGTCATAACTGTTATCACCTGTATTTTTCCAATCAATAGTAGTGTCAAGTCCAGCCAAGTCTTCCTGCTTTTCGTTAGCAGTAATTTTTTTACGCGTGAACTTACTTGCAGGAACCCTATAAGCAAGCTCAGACTTAGGCCTGTCCATACCGTCTTGAATTGGTTTAAAAAAGAACGGGTAGTTAATTGATATTGGAACCACCTTGTCTGTAAACATTTTTTTAGCATCCGAACCTGTTTTTGATAATATTCCAAACCTACTATCGCTTGATATTGTAGCTTGGTTAACTGTCTCTGCTGATGACATAAAAGAAAAACCAGATCTTCTGTTTTTAAGGTAGCACATGCCATAACATCTTTTATCTGCCTTACAAGCTTCCCAGAATATATAGAACAATCTGTTAGCTTCTCTAAAATCTGGTGCACCTACATCAATCTTGCTCCACTGCAAATACATGTAATGTGTGCCTGTTATATATGTTGACGTGCCGTTGTTGTTAAACCAAAAGCCTTGCTCTCTACGTTTAAACTCTTCATCTATATAGTCAAACCATTTAGCTTTGTTCTCCTCAGCATAAACTCTCCAGTCAAATATGTTTTTAAGTCTTGTTAATTCTTTTGGATATTCAAACTGTTTCCACTTTTTTTCCTCGTTGCTATACACACTACGTTCTTTCGGTAAAGCTATCTGAAAATTTTGTATCTCGTATATCTCACCGATCTCACCAGTCTTAGATATAACTACAATATCATGCTCTTTGTTGTACCCGTACTTCCACTTTTTACCTTTATTAAGTCTACTTATAGTAGTCTTTTTTATAGGCTCTACAACACTATATAGGTCTTGCTCGTACATTATTTAGATCTACCTTCTGCAAAACCTTTAAACACTTTAACCTCTGATTTGTTTTCTTTGCCCTCTAATATATTTTCTTCTTCTTGTATTCTACTCAATATTTCAAACGCGTCAAATATAGCTAGTTTCTTTGTCGCTGCAGCATTTTTTAACCTGTCAGCTGATATATCATCGTCAGAATCTACAATAGCTTCTTTAGCTACTTTAATCAGTTCTTCAACTGCTTTATGTCCAGCTTGGATTATATTCTTCTT